GACCAAGTTATCAAAGAGGAGGAAAAGAAAAATAGCCCTTACGGGCATTTCGTCTCCATACCGTTTCCACGGTATCAACTCCCCAACACTATATCTCTAGGTAAGCGATATAGCAGGGAGGTGAACTCTAAGACCCCCGGAGTACTAACTCCGGATTACGTGTGGGAAAACTACTCTTCGTAGAGTAGTTCAACATACGTAAATGCACTGTTTCCGCGTCGCCTCCGACAGAGACTTGAAGTCTCCATAGGAGGAAATGTGGGGTTGATATCCCCATCATTTTCTATGGCGCGGTTCCAGTTATCACAATGCCAACTCAGATACCTACCGAGCTCCGAAGTTTTCTTTGGGCGGGAGAGACGTACAAGTCTCCACGATCCCAAAGGCTTCGAAACCAGTTGAGTATCCAAGTCGGTGTTGTGACCACCCCAAAACATCTTAGGAACATGATCGGATAAGTCTCTCCAAAGAGAAACTGCTTCCGGATGTTCAAACTGCCTCGCTGGCTCTGCAAAGAGCCAACGTCTCAATTGATTACAGACCCTAATCAGGTCAGTCAAGTGAGTAGGCGGTTTTCTAAGGTAGAAGGGTGTAACATCTTCGCCAGAAAAGAAGTGTCCGCCACAGGATTCCCGGAAGGGGCCTGTGCCAAAAGACTTCTTTTCATTAGGTATAAATCCAAATTTGGACAATACCCAAAGGTAAGTATCATAATCCATAGAAGGAACTATGATATCATCACCATAGACGGAGATGTTTCCGCGATTTCCTCGAAAATATGAGGTGGTTTTCATAAGAGCGAAAAAGATTAAACTTTCAAGCTCAAAAGTAAACCCATTCCCCATACTAGAGAACATCGCAGTTCTGACTATCTCTCCATCTACATCCACGGTTTGTGAACGAATATCATTAAGATATTCGAACCATTCCATTGGAAGTAGCGTTTTGACTACAGAAATATTAATAGTATCAGAAGCAGAAGATAAATCAATAGTCGCGAGGGATCCATTTAAGGAGCCAACACGTGCTAAAGACCTATTAATGCTTTGATCATTAAGATTCTGACCAAAACGACGGAGTCGGCGACGTATATGTTTGCCAACTCCCTTCTGGAGAAACATATTGATATCTGGCTCTTTACAAGCACATCTATCAATGTCAGCATTCTTAGGAACAGTGAACAATACAGCACTCTCGACTTCTCTAAGAGAATAGAAAGTGAAATACTGTTTCAACAAAGGAGCTACACGATGGATTACATCAATGTAGGGCATTGCTGACTCTGTTATGTCGGCCATTCCCACGAATTTGCCAGATTTCTCACTGACAAGCCGTGTTCGACTCGTACTGGCACCCCCAGAGAAGTTCCCGATAACAACGTCATCGGTTAGTTCTCCAAGGATGTCAGATACAAGCTTCTGAGCGAACTTGATGAAATCAACAAATCTAACCCTGGGTAAAATATTAAACCCAGGATCAGTTTTCTGAAATAATTCAGAAAACGATTTGTTGTGCTCTTCAGTAGCTTTCCATTTAAGGATTGCTGCTGTACGTCGAAGATCAGCTGAACCCGGTATACTGTCGTTAAATTTAGACAGATACTCGGACTTCAGATAATCAACAACGAACGAGCCACCAAGTAAACAATCAGGTAAAGACCTAATCATTTGCTGGACCGAACCCGATAGTTCCGCATTACTATTCTTTAGTATACGGTTCATACGGGATTTCCTGTTTCGATTGATGCTACGCATCAACACCTCCTTATGGATGGTTGAAACTTCCTTATCAAGCTTCCAATATCTATTAATAGATATCGGACAAATTAACGAGTAGGTCATTAATCTGCGTTTGAGCAGCTGCCAAGCTGTTGGCCATAAGACCAACAGCATCGGCACGCTCTTGCGTAGACGATAACCCATCGAAATTTGTATTAAACTCGATGTAGGACGTTCTGACCACCACAGGAGTAGACACACCATTAATTGTTTGTGTCTGGACCACAGGTACGGTCAGTCTAGCAGAAGCTCTGTAGCGCCCATTGCTCTGACGTAATGATATAGAGTACTTTGGATTCCCAGATGGGACCGAAGTCTTCTCTGAGTACAAATGTACTCCATTATTATCATCACCGTCAGGGCTGTAGGTATGTGCTACAGGAGTTCCAGCACGGTCATTAATTACAATGTTACCGCGTGCGGACATTGTACAATCCTCTCTTTAATTGAGGGAAACCGGTAACCCGGTGTACATTGTTCCTTACCTCTTAAGGTTAACGATTGCTAAAGCAAGAGCTTTAAGCCATCGGTCCCCGGACAGAGGATTCAGGTTCAGGTACGGCATAGGATGTGGCCACGTCGTATGTGTAATACGATCATAACCATTATCCCGTACTGTAAAATAGGTAGGTATATCTTTAAGATATGTACCATTTGGAACTCCAGAATGGAATTCCCCTGATTTGACACGTGACATTTTAGTCGCGGTCGTACCTGAAATGAAGTTTAAACCCACTGGTGCTGAATAAGCATTTAGCAAGGGGCCGATTGGTATTAACCAATCGACAACGAAACTCCAAGGAGTTATCTCCCATGCTAAAGACAGTGGGTTTAAAAGCCCAATTTGATTAAGGATACGGAAGGCAATAGCGTTAGGGTCAACACGACCATAAAGGTCACATCGACTTGTATAACGCTCGTCCTTATCCGCAGTCCAACCACCAGAAGTAGAGGAAACTCTACCACTGATTTGGGACGTAGACCCCATTGTGCTAGACCCATGACCGTGAACGATTATGGGTTTCACACCTGAGGAATACTCTTTAAGCAGATTGTGTACATTATAGACATCTTGCACCAAAGGTACAAGGCCATATATCCATTCAAGATATAGTTGAGCTAAGACTTTATCACCATTCCGCGCAATATCACGCGCAGATTGGTATAGATACTTTCTTAGCCAACCACGCTTGAAGGCATAGAGGGCGTCCTTAAGTATAGCAGCTTTGCTGCCAAACAATCGGACAGTCTGTTTGTACGTGGCAAGGTCCTCTCCAAGATTAGCGGCTTGGCCGCCAATATTATTGAGAGCCTTCACTTGCGCAGCGTTACGTGAATTATTTCGATAGAATGTATCCATTATATTATAATTGATATCAATTCCATCGACCCTTGCTTTATTATATTCACTACGACCAATACGACCTCCAGACATAGCAAATTCAACATATGCTACGCCACCGAGATCGTATTCACGGCCGTAATGTTTATAAGCAGTAGGGTAAATCCACGTAGTTCCACCAACAGAGCCTCTATTTCCATAAGGATAGCTTGGGCGTTCGTCTTGTGAGACGTTCGCTTGGACTGTACTTGAGGATTGAAAGACTCCATCTATATACACCGAAGTAGTAACTGGTGTTTTTATAGATTTAGGAGAAATATCTCCTGGTGCACGTTGCATGAGTGTTCTCCATCAAGGAAGAGGGCACAGGATTGTGCTGAGTGGTTACACCCACACTTAGTTAAAACTAAGAGCCTCAACTGTGAATTTATCCTACTGGATAAATTCATGGCCCCTCCTGGAAAGAATCACCCAAATAAATTGGGCTTCTTCTTCCAGGAGAGACCTATCTGCATCACTAAGACCGGATGTCGCAATGATATTCTTAACCTTGTTACGGTTAAGGCCATCAAAGCGAATACCATGCCAAATATGATACAGATTGAACCAGAACTTTGCCGGATCGTCTAACAGGGGCGTAGACGACCCAAGCAAGCTCTGGTTTTCTTCTTCATCAAAATGTGACATGGTACTTATCCTTCCTAGTGGTTACAGATAGAATAGAGCCCGCGAAAG